GGCACGATTGGGTTCCCGTCGAGGTCAACTTCACCGAGTACGTCCAGAAGAGCGGGACGTTCAAGTTCGGAGGAATCCGCCCCGCAGAGTACCAGCCGTGGGTCGCGCGCCAGTACGACCACAAGACGCGCACGTCCAAGATCCTCACCGCGCTCGATCCGACCACTGGCAAGTTCGAACCACTGCGGACTGCGACGGTCTACGAGCAGACGAACCCGGACGGGACCACCCTCCGGCTCACCGTCTGCGAGTCGGACCCCTTCGCCGCAGGACAGACGATTCTCGCGCCCGCCCAGGTGAAGACCAAGGAGGGCAAGCTGGCGACGGAGTGGCTTCCCTACAAGCTCTCGTCGGAAGACGGGGAGATTTCTCCCGCGTCGCTCGCGCGCAAGTTCAAGGTGGACGTGGAATCGCTTCTGCGCCGCAACGCGAAGTTCGCGCGCGGGCAGTTCACCGACCCGCTCTTCGCGCAACTGATCAACCCGAGCGGCGAGGTCATCCGCGATCTGTTCGACATTCAGCGCCTCATGCGCCTGGCGGCGTCGCAGCCGCAGCCTCCGAGCACCTGGGTGAGTGTCCCTTCGAAGAAGGGCGACGCGATCGTCCACTTCGAAGTGGAGTTCGACGGCGCTGGGCCTCCGCGCGTGAAGGGCACGTACTGGAATCGGAAGCTCGGGCTGCCGATGTCGGACCGCGTTCGCATCGATCAGATCATCGATCGCATGGACGAGATCGTCGGGGTGGGCGGGGTGAAGGTCAACGCGCCGACGCGGCGCAAGATCAAGAAGCACGCGCTGGTCTGGGTCACGGCGACGAACCACCACGGGGTCGCGAAGCGCGTGATGGCGCGCTTCGTCGAGCGCAAGGACTACACGGAGAAGGGCAAGACGAAGCGCGCCTACGTCGTGCAGGTACTCCCCGGCCAGGGAGCCGGGCTCCCGAAGGGCCGCATGACGACGACGCGCGTCTCTGCGACCGACGAGAGCGAGCTTCCCGGCAGGCCCACCGTCGAGAAGCGATTCGTCGAGCCTCTGAAGCGCGACGTGCTTCTGTACGCCGACGAGGTGCGCCGAGGCAGCACCGACCGCAGCACGAGCGGTGTGATGAAGATTCTGGCCCCTTCGGACGGCAGCATCTCGCTGGCGCACCTCTCCACGATGCCCGGCGTGCGGATGATCGGCCTGCCCCCGAGGAAGCGGAAGCGCGGCGTGACGGTCGTCGGCGAGATGGGCCCCGGCATCGAACTCGTGATCTCTCCGAAGGACTTGCCTGAGTTCCGCGCTGCGATCGGCGGCTTCGTGATGGAAGCGCGCGCTGCGGCGATGATGGACGAGCAGCAGACTCTCGCGAGGGAGTTCACCGTGCGCTCTACGGGAGCCCCGTGGCCCGCGCCGGAAGACCTCGTGGACGCGGACGGCAACATCAACCCCGAGGGCGTGCTGAAGGGCATGGTCTCGGGCCCGAACGGGATGCAGCCGGGGCCGCATCGCATCGAGGCGCTCCAGCGTCTCGCAGCGAACGGTGGCCGCCTCTACGCCGCGCACTTCATGGGCACCGGCAAGACCGCGCTCGCCATCGCAGCAGCGCAGATGATGCGGAACCTGACCGTCAAGGACGATCCGGGGAAGCCGCATCCGAATCGGGTCAAGAAGAAGGTCATCTACGTCGTCCCGCCGAACGTCCCGAACAACTGGGAGGACGAGATCCTCGCCTTCACCGGGAAGCCGGCGACTCTGGTCGGCACGGGCGCTGTGGCAGGCGCGCTGCGAATGTTCCCGCCTCCCGCGCAGGGGAAGAGCGAATCGCAGGAGGCGTACATCGAGCGCGCTCTCCGAGAGTGGAAGGGAGCCGTCAAGCACGACCCTACGATCTGGAACCCGTGGGCCGACGAGAATCAGGGCGTCGTGATCGGCTACGAGTACTTCCGCGACCACAACGAGCTTATGAAGGCCACGGGGCTCTTCGACGGCATGGTCGTGGACGAAGCGCACAACATCGCCAACGACAACGAGATCAGTCGCGCTGTCGAGCGGTGGAACCCGGACATGAATATGTTCCTCGCGCTGAGTGGCACGCCGATCACCGACACCTTCTCGGTGCTCCCGCGCATGGTGCGCCTGGTGACGGCGGGGCGCGTGGATCTCGGCTCCGAGGAAGAGTTCGCGGAGCGGTACCTCGTGGGCTCTGCCGTGATGAAGAAGGCGGGCAGCAAGAATCCTCCGCTGACCGATCTGAACCCGCAGAGGGTGGGCGAGCTTTCGGCGCTCCTCTACCCGCTCATGCACATCGCGACGACGCAGGACGTGAAGGGCAAGACGATGCCCAACGTGCTGCTCGACGAGAACAAGCCGGCGCACATGATCGGGCAGCAGGCGCGGATGCACCGGCTCTCGATGGCGCGGTTCACTCCCGAAGAGCAGAAGCTCATGGAGCAGTCGGGGGCGATCGGTTCCGACGAGACCTACGCGCTGGGTGCGGACGGGCGCCGCAAGGTGAACGTCGCGCGCTCGATTTCCAACTGCCTCGCGTACAAGGCGCCCGACCAGCGCGAGACGCTCACCTACGAGTCGGTCGTGACTACGGAGACGAAGACCGGGAAGATCAGCGAGACGCGCGTCACGAGGCAGTTCATCCTGCCCTCGCACGCGATGATGACGACGGCGAAGCCCGAGGGCTGGGGCGGGAAGTGGCCGACGTTCAAGGACGTGGAGAACGGCGTCGTCGAGCAGGGCTACCACACCGTGCTGAAGGAGTACTACGAGCGCCTGTTCGGCGTGACCTACGAGAGCGTCGAGGGGAAGGCGATTCCGAAGGATCTCCTCGATGGCGTGAAGCGCGGCGACTACTTCACGCCCACGGGCGCACCGTGGGGCGCCGTCGTGAATCCCGACTACGGGCCCGAGGGCATGATCTCGCGCGGCGTGCTGGGTGACGACGGCAAGATCCTGCCCATCGTGGAGGAGACGATGGTGGGTGGCGTGAAGCACACGCTGGAGATCCCGGTCGGCAAGCGATGGATCCGCGACCCCAACAGCAAGGCGAACGGGCTCTTCTACGCCGAGGAGGATTGGATCTCGACGGGCCGCTTCAACGACACGGGCGAGAGCGAGACGGGCGCCGAGACGGGCGACGTGGACGAGTCGGGTGCGCCGGGGGCGAAGAAGAAGGCGAAGAAGGACACCGCAGGCAAGCAGCGTCCGACCGACCCGGCGCTCTCGGTGCAGCGGTCCACGAAGCGTCGGAAGCAGCGCGCGGAGTTCGACCTCGCGGTCACGTCTGGTAACGCCAAGACGGACGAACTGCGGGCGTACATGGACAACGCGCTGCGCGACGACAATCTCGGACCCGACCAGCAGTTCATTCTGTTCGGCAACCGCGTGGGTAGCAGCTTCCGCGTGATGGAGGCCCAGCTTCGCAGGTCGGGATTCCAAGACGTGAACGAGGCGCTGGGTAACGCAGATGCCTCGACCGCAGAGGACAAGGCGCTGCGTCCGCGAAAGTACTTCGTGACGTATGCCGGCAAGGGCGCGACGCTCGGCAACCGAGACCTGAACTCGGAAATCTTCAGGCAGAAGCTCGACCAGTTCGGGCACAAGACCGGGCAGAGCATCTTCGTGTTCCGCACGATGAACGGCGGCACGCGCGCCGCGCCGAAGGTCGGCGAGATGCGAGAGGGCTGGAGCCGGGGTCAGCGGTCGCGCATCGAGGGCGCGTTCCAAGATCCGACTCGGAAGACGAAGGCGGGCGACCCGGTCGGCTTGGAAGTCCCGATGCGCGTGACCTCCGTCGAGGTTCCGGGGCCGGACGGGGAGACTCGCGTCGAGCAGCGCTTCCTCTACGAGAGCGAGATGAAGCCGAAGGACAAGGCCGAGTTCTCGCGGTTGGAGAAGGAGCGTCGCGGCGGCAGCCCCGAGCGGAAGAAGGAAATCGACGGCGAGCTTCGCGCGCTCGCGGATCGCTACTGGTCGAGCCGCAGCCCGCTCACCGAGCACTACCAGTACGTCCTGAACAACACGCAGTGCATGATCGCGACCGACGCGGCGAACGTCGGTCTGAACTGGCCCGCGCCGAAGCTGATCATGTACGACTCGCTCTTCTCGCCGATGGACGAGTGGCAGCGCATGACCCGCGCGGCTCGGATGCTCGACGCTGCCGTCACCGGCCCCGCGAAGAAGTACATCGCCAAGATCGACGCGAAGCTCGCGGCGATGGAGGCGGAAACCGGGCTGAAGGAGTACGGGCCGGAGAACTCGCTCCAAGCGGTCGAGGACGCGATCGAGAGCCTCGACGAGAGCGACAGGCACGAGCTTCTGAAGATGCCGGGAGGGCGCGCCGATCAGATCGTGGAAGCGATCTTCTCCAAGCGCGCGATGGACAAGATCGCAGCCCTTCGCCCTCTCATCGGCACGCAGCTTCGACAGAAGGGCCAGGTACCTGACCCGGACCTCCCTGCGCAGGGAGACCCCACGAAGCCGAAGTACAACTGGATCCCCCCAGAGGCGATTCAGGAGAGCGACGTAACCAACGAGATTCTGCGGAATCACGTCAGCGCGTTCGAAGCTCGGATCCTGCGCGCACGCATGTACCTCATCGACGTGAAGCGCCTCACGACCTCCGTGAACGTGCCGGAGATGAAGGAGATCGTCCGAACAGACCCGGAGACGGGCAAGAAGAAGCGGATGATGATCCCCAGCGGGGAATGGACGGTCGAATCCCCGACGATGCCCGAGCGATCCCAACTCATGCAGGGGCGCGCGAAGATGGTCCCTTACGAGGCGGGTCTCCGTCTCTTCAGCACGGCGCAGCCGCACAAGACGAACTACGACTACCTCGCGACCACCGCGCGCAGTCTCGGAGACGTGTCTATCCTCCCCGAGAGGATCGCCGCCGAGGCGAAGGCGCGCGACGCGCGCGCAGCCGCGAAGGCATCGGGCAAGAAGTCGGGCTCTCGGAAGAGCGTGCCGATCCCCCGCACCGCAACAGCGAAGAAGAGTGAGCCCTACACCCGATTCTTCATTCCAACGCGCGTCCTGCGCGGGGAGGCGTGAGATGCCGCTGCTGGGCCGCCAACTCTTGCCGACCGACGCATTCATCGGCCCGTTCGGCGGGTCACCGACCGGGCCGATCGATGTGGAGTCCTTCGCGCGCATCACGGGCGAGGACGTTGCCTTCAAGCGATTGAACTGGCTCCGCAACTACGAGCCGGTGCTGACGCGCTGGCACGGGCCCGAGGACATCAAGCGCATGTGGGTCGCTGTCTTTCGCGGGGCTCTCGCGCACGGTGTCCCGCTGCCGAGCGGGCTCGTGTCCTACGCGAGGATGCTCGGCGTCGTGATCCCCTGACGCCATGCAGTGCCCCTTCTGCAAGAGCGCGGTGTTCGAACCGAGTCGTGACGGTCATCGCTTGAAGGCGAAGATGCGCGTGCTCGTGATTCGAAAGAGCGCGGTCGGCGACGAGGTGGACATCGAGACGAACTGCCTCTCGTGCCGGCAGCCGATCGTGCTGCCGCTCGTGCTCGCCGAGGGCCCCCTCGTAATCAGGAAAGCGGACGCCCCGAGGCTGATTCTACGGAGGGCTTGACTCGACCGAAGGATTGCTGCCATACCTTCCGCACGGCCCGCCTCTGTAGAGGCAGCGAGGGGCGACTCAGGGAGACCTGGGTCGCCCTTTTCGTTTTCGGGCCGCACGCGCACGCGCAGATGGACCGGAGATTCCAGTTCGACCTCGACGTAGAGGTCTTCGAAAAGGCGAGCCCGGAAGGGACCGAACGCCGCATCGGCGGAATCGTGTCCACGGACCACCTCGATCGTCAGAGCGAGATCCTCCTTCAGGAGGGCCTCGACTTCTCGCCGTTCCTGAAGGGCGGCTGGTTCAACGACAACCACGACTCGGCGACCGACAGCGTCGTCGGCTACCCGGAGAAGGCCGAGCTTCGGCACCTACCCGATGGCCGGAAGGGCTGGTACGTCGAGGGCTACCTCTTGAAGACGGATCGCGGGAATCGCATCTGGGATCTCGCGACCGAGCTTCAGCGCTCGGGCTCCGGCCGGAAGCTCGGCTTCAGCGTCGAGGGCTCGATCGGCGAGCGCGACCCGGACGACCCGAAGACCGTCCGCAAGGCAGTCGTGCGCGAGGTCGCGATCACGAAGTGCCCGGTGAACACGAACACCTCGCTCTCCGTGCTCGCGAAGAGCCTCGCGGTCGGCGCGAATCCCCCGACTGCGGGCGTGCCCGCGAGCGACGCCGCGATCATCGCGCCGAAGGCGCTGGAGGGCGTGCGCTCTGCGCGCCCGACCCCGAAGGATCCGAAGAAGAAGCTCCGCAACGTGAAGGCCCGCATGGGCAAGAGCGAAGCGGTGGACTTCCTGCTGTCGCTTCGACCCTCGCTCAATCGAGCGAAGGCCGAGCGCATCGTCGAGTACGCGGTCCGGTGGCACCCCGCCGCCTGAGAAGGAGAAGAGGACATGGAGAATCAGGTGGACGTGAGCGGGCTGGAGGCGAGCCTCTCGGAACTCGTGAAGGCGGCGGATGCGACGGACCTCGTGAAGGGGAACGGCGTGAACCTCGATTACTCCGGTCGCTACGACGAGCGCGGCAAGGGCGGCGGCGGCGGCGCGGATCGCTCCGACGAGGGCGGCCTCGACAACATGATGATCGGCAAGATGGAGCAGACCGTGATGTCCGCCCTCGCCGATGCTGGCTTCTCGGCTCCGCAGATCGCCGCGTTCATGTCGGCGAAGGACGAGGGCGAGGAGGAAGAGGAAGAGGACTCCGAGGAGGACGCGGAGGAGGACGCGGACGAGATGTCGGGCGAGGCCGGCGGCGGCTTCTTCCAGCACTCGCGCCCCGCGCCTCACGGCAAGATGGCGGGCAAGCCGTCGATGCCCCCGTTCGCGAAGAAGAGCGCCGCCTACTCCGAGGGGGAGCCGCTCACGAAGAGCATCGACGCGCTCCGCGCGGATTCGGACATCAGCGACGCGATCGACGTGTCGTCGTATCTGGAGGCGATGACCGGACGTGTCGCCGAGCAGATGGACTCGCTCGCGAAGGGCATCCACGGAGGCCACGTCGAGCAGCGCAAGGTGAACCGCGCGTTCGCCGCCGCGCTCTGGCAGACCGGCAAGCTCGTGAAGAGCCAGGCACAGGTCATCAACGCGCTCGGTCAGCGGCTCGGCCTCGTCGAGACGCAGCCCGCGCCCGCGCGCGGCGTGCAGAGCCCGACGCGAGCGCAGGCGCTCGCGAAGTCGATGCCCGGCGAGGCCGGCTCGGGCGGCGGGCGGCTCGGCAAGAGCGAGATTCTGAACACCCTCTCCTACATGCTGTTGGAGAAGGGCGTGAAGGAGATCAACGGGCCGTCCACGCGAGAGGTCATCGGCCTCTTCGAAGGGGGCAACGTGATCGCGCCGGAGACGGTGGGAGCCATCGAGAGCTTCCTGCGGCAGCACCCCGGCGAGACCCAGAAGGCGCGGTCTTACCGCTGACCCTGTGAACCCCCAAGAGAAGAACGGAAGAGGAGAGACCACGCCATGAACACGACCCCCTTCGTCTCCGCGCGCGACTACGGCGGCTTCGGCTCGTCGAGTCCCGACGAGATCGCAGCACTCCGCAAGGCACTCTACGCTGGCGACAGCGTCAACGCGCCTGCCGTCGTCCCCGGTGAGGGATTCCCCCTCCGCACCGAGTCGCTGGAGGCGACGCTGAAGGTGCTCACCTACGAGATGGACGAGATCAAGCTCTTCAAGACCATCCCGAAGGTGCCCGCCACCAACACGGTCGAAGAGTTCAACCGGCTCCTCTCCTACGGCAAGGGCGGCTCGCGTCGCTTCAACCTGGGCTGGATGACGGAGGGCGACCTCCCCGAGGAGGAGGACTCGACCTACGAGCGCATCACGATGCAGATCAAGTTCCTGGGCGTGGTCGGTCGCGTGACCCACGTCGCGAACACGATCCGCGCCGCGCACGGCAACGTGATCGGCCTGGAGACGATGAACAAGACGATGGAGCTTCTGAAGCAACTGGAGAACGCGCTGTTCTTCGGCGACAGCAGCCTCATCCCCGAGCAGGTGGACGGGCTGGAACGCCTGATCACGGTCGGCGCTCCGAACAACGTCGTGGACCTTCGCGGCGGGCCGCTCACCGAAGAGGTGATGAACGACTCGTTGCTCCAGATCCGCGACAACTTCGGCATGGGCACCGACTTCTACTCGGGCACCGGGCCGTTCGCGGACCTCGCGAAGCAGGTCTACGACCGCCAGCGCTTCGGGGTCGCTCCGGCGCCCGGCGTGCTCGGCGCGCAGGTGACGGCGTTCCAGGGCCAGCACGGCAAGGTCAACCTGCACGACCACGTCTTCATCACCGAGGGACAGACGGCGCTCGCGGCCGGTCTCGCCTCGACCACGAAGCGCGCTGCGGCTCCGCTCATCACGGTCGCCCCCGTGGCGGCTCCGGCGGCGGGCTCGCTCTTCATCGCTGCGGACGCGGGCTCGTACATTTACCGCGTCGTCGCCGGCAACCGCTTCGGTCTCTCGATTCCGCTGAACTCGGCTGCGGTCGTGGTCGCGTCCGGTGACGGCGTGATGTTCACCATCGCCGATGGAGGCCCGCCGAACGCGAGCTTCTACGAAATCTACCGGACGACCCCCGGTGGAGCGGCGGCGGACGCGCGCCTCATGGTGCGCATCGCGCGGACGGGCGCGACTCAGGTCGTGACCGACCTGAACAGCGACATCCCCGGCACGTCGAAGGCGTTCATGCTCATGCAGAACGCGCGCAGCTTCTCGTGGTCGCAGCTTCTCCCGATGACGCGCATCCCGCTCGCCGCGATCGACACGTCGATCCGCTGGGCGCAGGTGCTCTACGGCGGCGTGAAGATGTACACGCCCGCGAAGAACATCGTCCTGAAGAACGTCGGCCGCCTCGCTGGCAGCCTGCCGTCCTCGATCGTCCCCTGACGACTGAGCCCTGATCGGGTACGATGAAGGCGGGCGCGCCCCACGGCTCGCCCGCCTTCGTCGTCTCTCAGGAGGGAATCAGGAACATGGCACGCATCCAGAACAAGAATCTCCCGTGGACCCAGCTTCGACTTCGGAGCGGTCGCGTCGTCCAGACGGACGGTGACGGGGTCATCGACAACCTCTCCGACGAAGAGGCCAACGCGCTCGGCAGTACGCCGGGCTGGCGTCCGGCAGGCTCCATCGGTGCGGTCACCACGAAGGCGGCTCCCGCTCCCGTCCCCGCGCCACCGGCCCCGGTGCCGGCGCCCGTGGCCGAGTCTGCGGAGGAGGTCGGCCCTGACATCGACGGGCTGAAGTCGAAGGCTGACGCGCTCGCGCTCGCGAAGGCGCACGGCGTCGAGATCACCGAGTCGATGAAGCTCGCCGAGATGAAGGCGGCCCTGAACAAGGCGATCTACGGCGACTGATCGAATCCACACGGAGGGACCATGAGCGCGCGCGGCGACGACCTACTGGACTTCTACTCGGCCGACCTGGGCTTCGCGCAAGCGGTCCCGCTCACCGTGGCGAGCGCGGCGTCGCCGAAGCTCGCGCCCGGTCGGTACCTCGTGCAACTGATCGACGCGGGCCTGAACCGCGCGTGGGTGCGTGCTGGGCCCTTCGTCGTCGGCACGCCGGTCGTGGCGATTGCGGACGTGCCCAGCACGCCGCTCGGGACCGGCCTTGCGACCGCGTTTGAAATCAACGTGCGACCGGAGCACAACGACTCGATCGCGGCCATCATGTCCGCAGGCACGGCTCGCCTCATCCTCACGCCGCTCTCGCGTGTGTCCAAGCGGGGGTGAGATGACGTTCCCACGCTGGTTCCCGAACTTCGGCAGCGGCAGCGGTCTGACACCCGTTGCCGATCGCCGCGACCACTCGGTCAACGGGGCCAGCGTGGACCTCTTCAACACCACCTCTGCGCTGCTGCGAACGAAGACGGACCAGCACACGGCCGGGGCCTACGCAGGCGGGGGTACCGGCAACAAGGCCATCCTGGGGCACTTCCTGTCGGCGCCGATGCTCCTCTCGGACCTCGTGAGCATCGAGTGGCTCGCGGAACTGCTCCAGCCGGAGGCGCTGGGTCCGAACACCATCCCCTACGCAAACCTCGTGGTCGAGATGGACCCGGTAGGCGACCCAGCCAACTACTCCATCCTCTCGCTCGGCGACATCGACAGCGTGATCGCGCACGGGCTCTCGCTCGGCGTGTTCTCGTCCCCCACATCGACACAGCGCCGCCTTGTCTGGACGGCGGGCTCGCCGACTTCGAACGTGCAGGTCGTCCTCCTAAAGAAGATGATCGGCGCGTCCCCAGCACCTCCGGGGGCCATCGAGGTCGCGGCCGTGCAGGGCCCAGCCGTCCCGCCCGGCGCGTACACCACGGCAAGCTGGATGACGTGGGCCTACAGCATCCCGGCCATCGTCGCGCGCTACCCAAGCGCGCGCATCGTGAACGCATACACGGCGGACGGGGGGCTGCCGAAGTCGCCAACCATCGTCTCCGGGCTCCTGTTGATCATCGGTAGCTCGGGGAACACGATTCAGAACGCGGTGCGGGTTCTCGACTGGCAACTGAATGGAGCGCCGATCTGATCGGCGTGTGCTCGCGTGGATGAAGCAACCTCTACACTCATCACGCAGGGGGGCATCTTCGGCACGATCTTCGTGTTCGTGACGATTCCGCTCGCCCTCTACGCGCGCTCGCTCTCGGGGCAGTTGCACGAGGTGCAAGTGTCGCGAGTCGCGGATGCTCGCGAGGTCCGAGACACGCTGATCGCGGTCACGAACGAGTTCTCTGGCGCGCTCCGCGAGCAGGTCCGCACCTCGACTGAGGTGAAGGGCGTCTACGAACGCACTGTGGCGACGTTGGAGCGCGTCGAGAAGCGCATCGAGGCTCTGGAGGACACGGTCAGAGGGCGGCACCCACCACCACACACAGGAGGCAAGCGATGAAGGCGAAGCCGGTACCGAGTGAAGTGTCGGAGATGCGTCAGTCCCTCGACGACTTCGCGCGCACAGCGCGCCACGTAACCCGAGCCGCTCGGCAGTCCCAGCGAAACCTACGTCTCTCGCTCTCGCCCCCTCCGAAGAATCCCGCAGCGGAGCCGCCGGCTCCGTCCCCGAAGGAGTGACCTGTGCCCCCGCTCGCTCGCATCGACGCAGGCTCCATCGGCACCGTGATTACGGTGGCCGTGACGGACGAGAACATCGACGCCGCGATCGAGGCTGGGTACGACCGCCTCGTGGTGGAGCGGTCGGACGACGGCGGCCTGACGTACACCGAGATCACGCTCCCCTCAGAGCGCCCCGTGCTCACGACGGGGCAGAGCGTCCAGAAGTTCGTGGACCGCCGAGGCGCCCCGAACGGGCTCTACCGCACGCGCTACGCCATCACGTCCGGCGAGTTCAAGGGCCAACTCTCCGACCCGAGCGACCCCATCCCCGGTGTCGGGCTCGCGATCCGTCGAATCCTCACCGTGCCCCAACTGAAGGAGCGCTACCTCTTCGGCGTGAACTTCACGAAGGACGACGGCGGCGTGCTGCCGGACGCGGTGTTCCAGCACTACATCATCCAGGCGATTCGCTGGATGGAGAAGCAACTCGACATTCCGATCCTGCCGACCGTGTTCGTCGAGAAGCAGGACTACTACCGAGGCGACTACCAAGCCTTCAACATGATCCGCCTCGACAACTACCCCGTCATCAACGTCGAGGAGTTCCGCGTCCAATACCCGAGCGGGCAGAACGTGATCGTGTTCCCGAACGAGTGGATCCGGCTGAACAAGCCGGAGGGCCACCTTCAGATCGTTCCGACCGCAGGCACGCTGTCGAACATTCTCATCGGGCAGGGCGGCAGCTTCCTGCCCGCGATCTACACGGGCATGGACTATCTGCCGCAGCTTTTCGAGATCACGTACACGGCGGGATTCGAAGAGGGGCAGGTGCCCGAGGACATCCTCGACCTCATCGGCATGTTCGCGTCGCTTGGCCCCTTCAACATCTTCGGCGACCTCATCGCAGGCGCCGGCATCGCGACCATCTCGCTCTCGATGGACGGGCTCTCGCAGAGCATCGGCACCACGTCGTCCGCCACGAACGCCGGCTACGGCTCGCGCATCATCCAGTACTTGAAGCAGGTGAAGGAACAGATTCCGAATCTGAAGCGGTACTACAAGGGCATCCGCATGGTGAGTGCGTGAGCACGGACTCGCGACGGATCGATCCGAGGCGCGTGCGCCCCGCGCCCATCGTGAGCAAGTCCGATCACGCCGTCGATGTGCCGCTGACGGTGCTCGACCTCGACCTACCGCGCCGCGCAGACGACGCGCGTCTGCGGAAGCAGCGCGCCGACTTCCGGCCCGACTTCTTCCGGCAGGCGATCGAACAGAAGGGCCGCTTCGTCGTATGGCGGAAGGCACTCCTCTGCCCCTGCATGAACGCGGTCACGCTTCAGACCGAGATCAACTGCCTCGACTGCGACGGCAGCGGGTACTTCTACGTGGACCCGTTGCAGATCCAGGCGTGGACGACGAACTTCGATCAGCGCGTGGACATTTACAAGCACGCGGGGCAGTGGCTCACCGGAGAGGGCTCGGCGACCGTGGCGCCCGAGCATCGGTGCGGCTACCGCGATTCGATCGAGCTAATCGACGACCTCATGCCCTTCGACGAGGTGCTCACGCGGAACAACCGCAAGGGCGCGCGCAGCGTGCTTCCTGCGGGGCGTGATTCCGCGCGCTACCGGATCAAGCAGGCCGTGCGCCTCGCGTACAAGGACGCAGCGAAGCGCGCGAGGCTCGCCGAGGAGGGCGTTCACTTCCGCATCGACGAGAACGGATGGATTCGCTGGATGCCTGCGGCGGACCGCGTCATCCCGGCGGGGGGCTTCTTCTCGCTCCTCTACAACTACGCGCCCGTGTTCATCGTGCAGAGCCACGCGAACGTCACGCGGAACGAGATGAACATTTTCACGAAGAGGCAGAACACGCTCACTGCGCTGCCGCTCCGCGTGATGATCAAGCTCGACTACCTCCTCGACGTGAACGCGCCGGCCAGCGGCGGACTCATCGGGCCCGGCGCGCCGACGCTCTTCCCTCCGCAGGACCAGAGCCTCATCCCTCCGAACGTCGTCTTCCCAGGAATCCCCGGACCGCCCGGTCCCCCTGGCCCCGCCGGTCCCCCTGGCCCCGCCGGCCCTGGCAGCGCGGTCTACATTCACACCCAGAACGTGCCCCTCGCGTCGTGGACCGTGAACCACAATCTCGGCTTCTACCCAGCCGTCACGGCGATCGACGGCTCGCTCCAAGAGTGCGAGGTCGCTGTCCAGCACACGAATCTGAATCAGCTTCTCGTCAACCTGTCGTCCCCTCTGGCAGGGTACGCTAGATGCACCTGACCGATGTCGCGCCCCATCAAGACGAACCTCGATTTCGAGCTTACGTCTCGCGCGTTGAACCTGAACGACCCGCTGGTCGCGCAGGAGGCCGCGACGAAGGCGTATGTGGATCGGCACCCGGTCCTGCGGGAACTCATCCACCTCGCGGCAGCGGGCGGCCCGATGGAGGGCTGGGCCTCCGGCGCGTTCCGAGAGACGCTGCCGCTCGGCGACCCCTTCCCGACGAGCATCATCTGGTACGAGGACGCGACGAAGACGAAGAAGATCGTCGCGAAGCTCCTCGTGCTGGCACCGAACAAGCTCCCCACGAGCATCATCTGGTCCGTCTACGCCTCGGACGGTACCACCGTGATCGCGACCGTGACGGACGCGATCACGTACACCACAGTGTTCGAAGTCAGTAGGACGAGGACCGTAACATGAGCCAGGATTCCCCGATCGCCATTCTCTCCGACTCCGCAGGAGTCCAGCTTGCTGCGCAAGACGGCGTCGCGGTCCCTGCGGCTACGCCCGGTCTGATCGCGATGCTGTCGGACGGGACGAACTCCCGCTACATCAGAGGCGACTCGTCGGGGCGCATGGTCGTCGTCGGGGCTGGCGTCGCCGGGACGCCCGCTGGCGGCGTGGTCTCGATCCAAGGCGTCGTCGGCGGCACGGCGATTCCTGTCAGCGGCTCGTTCGCGTCGCCTGCGGTCGGCGTCAACGGCGCAGTGGCGCCGGGCAGCAGTGATCAGATCGGCGGCAGCGACGGGACGAACCTCCAAGCCGCGCGCATGTTCGACCTCGATACCGGAGGCGGCACCGAGTACGGGCTCGGCGTCTCGGTGCGCCTGCCCGGTGCGGGCGGCAGCATCGCGGGCGGCACCGTAACGAATCCGATTCGGGTCGATCCCACCGGCACCACGACGCAGCCCATCAGCGCCGCGTCGCTGCCGCTGCCGACTGGCGCAGCGACCGAGGGCACGCTCGCGGGCGTTCTCACCACGGTCGCGTTCCAGGCGCGCATCAACACGCTCGGCCAGAAGGCGATGGCCGCCTCGACGCCCGTCGTCATCGCGAGCGACCAGTCAGCGATTCCCGTCACCCCAGCGACGAGCGCCACTGCGACGCGCAGCGACGTGGCGACGAACGCCGCCAGCGACACGCTCCTCGCGCTGAACGCGGCCCGCAAGGGGGCGTCGATCTTCAACGACGCGGGCGGCGGGCGAATCCTCTTCGTGAAGATGGGGACGACGGCGACGGTCATCGACTTCACCGCGAAGCTCTTCGTGGGCGACTACTACGAGGTGCCCTTCGGCTACACCGGACGGATCGACGGAATCTGGTCCGGCGCGGGTACGGGCGCCGCTCGCATGACCGAGTACACCTGAACCGGGGGTCAGCGTGTCGCAGCACAGTGCATCTTCGGTTCTTCGCGACGAGACCGGCGCGGCGGTTCCCGTTGGCGGGAGCGGCGGCGTCACGGTCGCCGACACGGTGAGCGCGGGGCAGTACCGCACGCAATCCGTCACGACCGCTGCGGAGCTTCTCGGCGCCGGCTCCATCCTGGCGAACCGGAAGATCATCTCGATCACGCCGATGACCGGCACCCTCTATTGGGGATTCGACGGCTCGGTCACCACGGCGAACGGAACGCCGCTGCAAGCGAAGCAGACGCTCGTGATCCCCGCGAACGCATCGCTCCACATTTTCGGAATCGCGAACGCCGGGTCCATCGACGTGCGCGTCGCGGAGATGTCCTGACATGCCGCAGATGGAGGTCTTCCCAGTTCCGGTAGAGGCGGGCGTCACGCAGGGCGACATCCTCTACTTCGACGGCACGTCGTGGGTGCGCGTCGCAGCGCTGACAGCACTACTCACGGGCGACAAGTACGGGCTCTGGAGCGCGCTGGGTAACGTCACGACCGTCGCCCTGGTCTCGTTCGGCAACACAACGACCGGCGTAGTGACGGCGAGGACCGTCGCCACCACCAATCTTTCCACGTCCCTTCGCCGCCTCGCCTTCGTGTCGGCGGCGCTCGCCGGGTCTTCTGCCGGGACGAGGCACGCTGCGCTTCAGTTCTTCCGGGGCAACGGCACGGCGGGCGTCGGAGGATTCCTCTACGTCGCGCGCTTCGTCATCGATCAGACGCAGGCGGACATGCGCTGGTTCGTCGGCCTGCACAGCAGCGGGGCTGTGATCGGAAACGTGAACCCTTCGACGCTTCTCAACTTCGTTGGCTTCGCCATCGACAGCGCGCAGACGACCGTTCGCTTCATGCGCAACGACGGAGCGGGCGCAGCGACGGCCATCGACCTGGGCGCGAGCTTCCCGGCGACGACAGCGACCGCAGTGTACGAGGCGCGAATCTGGTGCCGGCCGAACGGGGCTGACATCTTCTACAGCCTGGAGCGCCTGGACGTGCAGCAGTACATCGAAGGCAGCGTCAGCACCGACATTCCCGCGAACACCACGTTGCTCTCACCCCAAATCTGGATGAACAATGGGCTCACAGCAGCGACCGTAACCATCGCGGTAATGAATCAGTACATCGAAGGCTAACGAGAAGGAGAGATCAACATGGCAGCCCAGCCCACCGTCGTCGTCACCGGGTTCTTGGACATCACGGCAAACGAAGCAGACCCGGAGAAGGTCGATCTGCTGATCGAATACCGGATGCTGTTCGTCCCCAACTCGACGAGCCTGCCATCGGCAGCGCAGTCCGTACTCACCGTGGACGGCAACTTCAGCAAGCAGGACGTGCGAAACGCAGCGCACAACGCAATCGTCGCCCAGGTCGCAGCGCTAGGCGCCACCATCTCGTCGGCGCGCATCTTCGGCGTGGACGACCTCGTCTGAAGGGGCGGCGCGAGAGCGGGAGCCTATGGGAATCGTCAAGGTAGACATCGGACCGCTCATCGGCGCGGTGCTGAAGACCTTGCCCACGGAGGACGACCGCGTCCGAATCCTCCGTGGCGTGGCCGCGTCTGCGCGCTCGATGTGGATCTCGCTCGCGCAGTCGCGCCTGCACTCGACCTCGCGCGACTACATTCAGGGCATCCAAGAGGACATCAGCGACTCCCACGCGACTATCTCTCTGGAGGGGATGCTCCCGAACATGATCGAGCAGGGCTGGGTAGGCGGCGACCTCCGGCAGTGGCTCCTGCACGGCAAAGCGGCGAAGATCGGGAAGAAGGGCCCCTACGCTGTCATCCCGTTCGCGCACGGATCTTCGAAGTCGGGCGGACGCAACGTCGGCAACCCGATGCCGCCCGACATTCATCGCGCGGCGAAGAAGCTCGCGCCGACCCTCTCGCGGCCCGGCAAGATCGAATCGAAGCCGGGCAAGGGGACGGTGGTCTACGGACAGCGGCTCTCGCCGCTGTCGAAGAACGTGAACGAGGTCGCCCGCAAGCTGCTGAACACGAAGTCGCGCCCGTGGCACGCCTCGTCGATCTACACGGGGATGATTCGCGAGGGGAAGCAGTTCGCGAGCGGCAAGACGCAGACGACCGGCTACAAGTCGTTCCGCACGGTCTCGATGAACGACCGCGCGCCGGGCAAGCACTGGTTCCACCCCGGCCTGAAGGCGCGGCACCTCGCGAAAGAGGTCCAGTCGAAGGTCGAGACGCTCGCGAAGGACATCATCACGGGCGCGCTGCGCGACCGAACGCCTCCGGGGCGCATCGGGGGCCGATGAACAGGAAGACCCGCGCTCTGCGCAATCTCGGAGGCGCTGTCGCCGCAGGGCTCACGAATCCTACCGGGTCGGGCGCGGAGGTGATGCGGACGAACGTCGTGCTCATCGAGCGCGTCATCCTCGCCGTGCTGCGCTCCGAGGTCGATCGCCTGTCGCAGGACAGGAGCGAGTGCGACAGATTCTTCGCGCACTTCTACGACCCGATCGTGGGCGAGGCAGAGCGCGCCGAGTTCGTCACGAACTTCATGCGCGCGCCGCCGAACGTGGTGCTCGGCTACCCCCGCACGTCTGCGAGCTTCCCGTGCCTATCGATCGTCCTGGCGTCCGAGGAGGAAGTGCAGAACGCGGTCGGCGACTTCATCTCGCAGACCGGGAGGGATTCCACCGATCGCCTGCCGGTCGAGTTCGTGGGCGCGCACTTCTCGCAGAGCCACATGATCTACGTCTACGCCGAGCACCCGGACGTAGCGATCTACCTCTACCAGTTCGCGAAGCTCTGCCTCTTCGGCGCGAAGAGCACTTTTCTGGAGGCCGGCTGCACGGAGGTCACCTTCGCGGGCGGCGAACTCGCGCCCGACGAGGGCTACATGCCCGAGAACATGTTCGTCCGGTACCTTCAGGTCCGCGCGGTCACGCAAGTCACGGTCCCCCGGCTGCTCCTCGTGGACCCGAGGAGATTGCGTCTGGGGGGTGTTTTCATAGACGATGTGGTAGTGGACGGCGTGCGCGGCGGGGTTCACCCTTACGCGGCGACCACGGAGGATTCGGATGGCGAAGGATGAACGACGCAGCAGCAGGAAGGACGAGGACATGATGATCCTCCCGCCTCTCCCGCCCGTGCTCGCGCTCGCCGATGACGTGCAGCCTGCGCCTCGCGTGCCGCGAATCTTCGTTCGTGACTTCGTGCGCGTCGCCAGCGTCCCGATGGCGCTCGGTAATGCGTTCGTTGCGGAGACCGAGATCGGTCGCCGCGTCGAGGGGGTTCCTCCCTCACGTCTCTCCGTCGAGGAGTGGCGAGTGATCTACCGGGCATGGGCGGCGAAGCCGCGTTGAACGAGGCGAGAGGAAACCGATGCCGACAGCAATCTTCTTCAACGGCCAGCGGATCGTGCGCCCCGGCGCGTACTCCAAGATCGATGCGAGCGCGCTCGCGTCGGTCAGCCCCGCCGCAGTAGGCATCGTCGCGATCATCGGGACCGCCGAGGGAGGCAAGCCTCTCTCGGTCGATCCGGTGGACAGCGACCACACGCGCTCCGAGACGGTGCTCACCCGGTACCGCTCGGGCAACCTGCGCACCGCAGGGCAGTTTGCCTTCCAGCCGGCGAACGACCCAGCGATCCCCGGTGGCGCGCAGCGCCTCGTCGCCGTGAAGGTGAATCCGGCGACCCAGGCGACGGCGACCTTGCCCGACAGCACGCCGACACCGTCCGTGCTGCTCACGTCGAAGGACTACGGCGCCTTCACGAATCAGATCAGCGTCGAGGTCGCGACCGGCACGACGCTCGGCAAGCGCATCACGGTGCAGTTCGAAGGGACCGTCGAGGACTTCGACGACGTGGGCGGGCTCGACACGCTCTCCGTCGCGTACCCTGCGGCGGCCGGGCAGTGGGATTCGGCTTCGCTCGAATCCCTCGCCGCGAGCGTGAGGCTGAACCTCACACGCGCGGACATCGGGCTCGTGAACGAGCGGACCGCCGACATGAGCGCGCCGCTCACGGTCACCTACGTGTCGAGCGACGCGGGCGACATCACGCAGACCGTGACGCTCTACGGTCTCGACGCGGCCACGCTCCCGGTGAGCGAGACGCGGACGCTGAACGGGCTCACGCCCGTCGCAGGCACGCAGGTGTTCTCCAAGGTCACCGGCTGTCGGAAGAGCGCGGCGACCATCGGCACCGTGACGGTCGCCGACACGAGCCCGATCACCGTCTTCTCCCTCGCGCCCGGCGTGCTGACGCGCGGACTGCTCACCATCACGGCGATGCCGGTCGCGTCCGCGCTCGCAATCTCCGTGGACGTGCTCGTCGCGGCCATCGCGGTCATCCGTGGGAAGAGCGCGACGAACACCGACCTCGTGGTGAAGGCCAGCCTCCTGTTGGTGGTTCCTGCGACCGCCGTGTTCTCCTCGATCACGCAGATCGAACTCGGCGACGTGCCGGTCGCGAGGACCGTCACCGAGGCCGGGTCGGTGACCTTCGCGCATTCGACGGTGAACACCGTCCAGAAGCTCCTCGACGGCATCAACCAACTCACAGGATTCACGGCGACCAGCGAGGTCGCGAATCCGACCACGTTCCTCCCGAGCGACTTCGATCGGACGCTGGCTGCCGTCTCGGCCACGCCGGGCCCCGGCGTGCTCACGGCTGACCTGTTCTACTTCATCGAGATCCTGAACTCGTCCTCCGCGTTCGTCGGCGGCACGAGGCTCGCGTCGCCGAACGGAGTCATGGTCCCGGCGAACACGCCGGCCCCCGTGTTTTTGGGCGGCGCCATCGAGGGGGTGCCGACGATCACCGAGTACCAGACCGCGTTCACGCTGCTGAAGAAGCGTCGCGTGAACATCATCGTGCCGCTCACGGGCGACCCCGCTGTGGCGTCCCTCTTGCTCACGCACCTCATCGAGCGCGCCGGCAAGCTGCGCAGCGAGGCAAACGGCTACATCGGGCTGGAGAACGTCGCGCAGACCGCGCCTCCCGACCTCGCGCGGATCAAGACGCTCATCCAACAGGTCCAGAGCCGCCACATCAGCGCGCTCGCGCAGGAGCCGCAGCGGTTCGACCCGGACACCGGGCAGGCCACGTTCTACCGATCGTGGATGTACGCGGTCATCGCCGCCGGGATGCAGGCAGGCTCGCCCATCGGTGAGCCGCTCACCCGCAAGCTGCCGCTCGTCACCGACACGCGGCAGGACACCTCGTGGACGAGCGAGGACAACGGCGACGAACTGCTCGACGCGGGGCTCATGTTCTCCGAGAAGGTGGACAACATCGGAATCCGCTTCGTCCGCTCGCTCACGACCTACCTCGCCGACGACAACGTCGTCTTCAGCGAGATGTCGGCGAACGAGTCGGCGAACACGGCGGTCTTCCGGCTTCGCACCGGCCTCGATCGCCGCATCGGTTCGCGAGGGCTCCGTGGTACCGCTGCTGCGCTGAAGTCGCTCGCGAACGACGAGCTTTCGCGGATGATCGACGAGGAGATCATCTTCGACTACCGTGCCCTCACGGTCGAGCAGATCGGGGACGTGTTCCCGATCAGCGTGGAGATCGCGCCGGTTCTGCCGGTGAACTTCATCCCCATCACCGTTCACCTCGTTGCGGCAAGGGCCGCCGCGTGATTTCCATTCGGAGGTAGGTCATGCCCGCAGAGCTTGGAAGGGTTCTCTCAGGTGCGCGCGCTCGATTGAGCATCGAGGGCGTGCAGGTCATGTACGCGACGAACTGCTCCTACAGCGAGGAGATTCAGTACGACCCCGTCGAGGTGCTCGACCGGCTCGACGTGGCCGAACACGTCCCCGTCGCGTACCGCGTCACGTTCTCGGCGCAGCACGTCCGCGTCGTGCTGAACCCGATCAAGAACCGGGACGGCGTGGAAATCTTTCCTAGCCTGGAGAACATCCTCTCGTCCGGCGAACTCACCGCGACCATCGAGGACAGCGTGACCGAGACAGTCGTGGCGAGCATCGAGCGCGTGCGCTGCTCTCGCTACACGCAGAACATCGGCGCTCGCGCGATGGTGCTGACCGACGTGGAGTTCGTCGCCATCCGCATCCGCGACGAGTCCGAGATCGGCACCTGACCGGGGGCAACCCCGGTGCTTTCATCTAGGGAGGAACCATGAGTGCAAGTGCAGCGAGGAAGAGCCTCGCCGCAGCGCAAGCTGCGGTGAAGCGACCGACCGAGGAGAAGTCGAAGGGCAAGTCGCCGGAGGGGTACATCGAGATCGATGCGACCGACGAGAGCGGCAGGCACTTCGCCGGGCGGTTCAAGTACCGCGTCCCCACGCTCTCGCAGATCGTCGAGATCGGGCGGCTGAAGGCGATGCTCGCGGCGGGGCAGAATCTTCTGCTTGCGGACACGAGCGCAGGCGCGCTCGTCGAGATGATGTCCTACTTGGAGATCACACTGACGCACGACGCGCCAGGCACGCCCGCGTGGTGGGCCGAGACCGACCACGGGTCGAAGCTCTACGACGTGACTCCGCTGCGTGCCCTCTACAAGGAGGCTCGTTCCTACGAGGATACCTTTCACGGACGCGGCAAGGGACGTGGCCGCCCTGAAGGTGATTCTGAAGAACCCGCAGACGGATCAGGAGATGCTCCTGACGGTGCGGATGCTGTGGAGCCGGACGTTCAGGGTGCCTCCCACGGACGAGTCGTGCTCACAGGTGACGGTGCGTGAGGCGTTGGAGTTCATCCACGCCTCCGTCGCGCTCGCCGAGGTGACGGAGGACGCGCGAAAGGAACTGGCGAAGAAGCGCGTGAGGTCGAAGCTCGGGGACACTGAGGTCGAGGTCCGCACCGACGAGGAAGCGCGCAAGCTCGCCGACACCCCGCTGTTGACGGGGAACCCGGAATGGGATGCGATCGAACTCGCCGCGACGGATCCGTCGCGTCCCCCCATCGAACAGGTGATGCGCCGCAGGAGGTAGCGTGGGCGAGAAGCTGAAGACCACGATCGAGATCGGAGTCGATGACCGACAGGTCAGGGGGCTCGGTCGGTCTTTGGAGACTGCGCTCTCGCCGAGGTCTGCGGAGCGATTCGCGAAGAGCATCGACCGCGCGACAGCCGCCATCGAGAAGATGGCGAAGGCGCAGGCCGCGATCGTCGGCTCGATGGAGCAGGCCGCGAAGCTCCAAGAGCAGATGTCGCGCAACATGGAGCAATCCACGCGGCGCCAAGCAGCGGGTGGCGCAGGCGGCGCGGGTGGCGC